AACACCATCATATGTATAAGTTCTACCATCATTAGTGTTTACCCAAACTTCTCCAACATATGGAGGTACTGGTTGAGCAGAGCCAATATTAAATGTACCTTGGGCGCCTAACAGACCTTGAGTGCCTTGTAGTCCTTGAGTTCCTTGTGTACCTTGAGTTCCTTGAGCACCCTGTGTGCCCTGTGCGCCCTGCACACCCTGTAAGCCTTGTGTACCTTGTAATCCTTGCGTGCCTTGTACGCCTTGTAATTGCGCGTAACCAAACCCTTGAATACCCTGTAAACCTTGAACACCTTGTAAGCCTTGAGCACCTTGTAGCCCCTGTGTTCCTTGAACTCCTTGCACACCTTGTAACCCTTGAACGCCTTGTGGGCCTTGAGCACCTTGTAGACCTTGAACCCCCTGTACGCCCTGCGCCCCTTGTAGCCCCTGTGCACCTTGAATACCTTGAGTTCCTTGAGGGCCCTGAACTCCCTGAACTCCCTGAACTCCCTGTAATCCTTGTAAACCTTGTAATCCTTGTGTTCCTTGTAACCCTTGAACGCCCTGCGTACCTTGTAGTCCTTGAACGCCTTGCGTACCTTGAACACCTTGTGTACCTTGAACACCCTGTAATTGAGCGTAACCAAAACCTTGCGTACCTTGCAGACCTTGACCGCCTTGCAATCCTTGAACACCCTGTACGCCTTGTGTGCCTTGAGCACCTTGCAACCCTTGCAGCCCTTGAACTCCCTGAATACCCTGCACACCTTGCGTTCCTTGTGCGCCTTGCAAACCCTGCATACCTTGAAGGCCTTGCAAACCCTGCACACCCTGAACGCCTTGAGTACCTTGAACTCCTTGTACGCCTTGAAGCTGTGCGTATCCAAACCCTTGCGTTCCTTGGACACCCTGTGTGCCTTGGGCGCCCTGTGTTCCTTGTAAACCTTGAACACCTTGTAAGCCTTGAGTTCCTTGAGTGCCTTGGGTTCCTTGAGTCCCTTGCGCGCCAATAGCCCCGCCTTGACCCGGGCCTACAACAATAGTGCTGCCAGGTGATTGGGAAGGAGATACTGCTTGTACGCTGATTACGATTGGAGCCTGTGGTATTACAGTAATGCCACAAGCACAAGGAGAGCAGTTACATGTAGAACAATTACTCAAGGGTCACCTGCTGTACGGTGAATACCTGACCATGAATATATGTGACCTCATAGTTAGGGTCCGTAACAGAGGTGGCCTGTAGGTCCCAAAAAGCGCGGACGGGCATATACGCAGTGTCAGTTTTTGTAAGGGATAGTCGAACTTTACTTAAAGTAGAACTAGTTGAAAGCGTTGTAATTGTAAATGTTGCATATAGCGAAGGCGCGTTTGGATAAGTGCGCACCTGTGATTTAAATATATAGTTTGTAGTATCAAATGGAAAATCAAACTCGCATGTAAATGAATCGCCCTGATAAAGTACAAGGTCGTATAGCTGACCGTACGTAGGCATAGGGCTTCTACCTAACAGGTCATTTTGTATGTATACGCGCTCTGGACGACGTGCGTCATCAATCTCTTGAGGCATATAAATAGGAACTAACTTATTAGTTGCGCGTGAGATTCGGCGCAAGGTGCCCATTTCAATCCGCCACAAACCAATATTAAGTTGCGCGCATAGAGTTTTATATTGATCCCAACGCTGTCTAATCATATCTGTTAGCTGTTGGTATCGCTGTGCGCGTGGGATTACTACACCATCTGGCGCGGTTATATTGATATCAAATGCTGAGTCTGTAGCAAGCACCCAAAGGGCTTCAATGACGGCCAGGATAGAAAGAGGATATTCTTCTACAGGCGGAATAGAGCTGATGTTAACGCTTGAGCCGTAAGAGTCAGTGCGGTTGTATGTGTGCTGGGTTACGGCGGTAGTAATAAAAATAGTTATATCCGTATCAGTAAAATAACGATATCGAAGCCCTGTGATGACTATAGGGGCGCCTGAAGCTGGGGCTGTAACAAAGTGGACTACACCAACATCTTGTTCAAGAGTGTAGTCAGTAGGGGTAGCTTTTACTACGTTGGCTACCTTAACGTATAAAGTAGTTGGGTCTACAGGCTTTCCTTCAAGAGTAAAGTCTTTGGTGGCGCCATCGCCTGTGGCTGTATATGTAAATTGAACAGGTTGGTCGCCAAGTTCGAGTCTAACTCTTGATACTAGGTCTGTTATTAGGGCCACCTGACGCTCCTCACGCTACTGTAACAATAATACTTGTATAAACGAAGAAGCGCCCCGTAAACAACGAGGCGCCCACTCCGATAGATATGTCTTAAATAACTCCTGCGAGGTATCCCTTTTCTTTAAGATGAAGGGCTACAGCTTTAGTTACTTTGTAACGTTGACCAGCTTTAAAGTTGAAGTTGTTACCGACCCCAAGGGTCATGTTTTCAATATCTTCAATTACACGGATTTCAACATTTTCATCACTTGGCGCGCCTACAGTTACTGGCTCATCTACTATAACTGTTTGACGATCAGGGGTAGTAGCGTCAATAACATCAACGTCTAATGAAATCTTTGCCTGGGCTGTTGCCATAGACATTTCAGCTGCACGGTCTGCTTGCGCTTGAGCATTATCTGCTAAAAGCTGTTCGCGTACACGACCTGTTGCATCAGTGGGCTTTGCTTTTGTTGCCATTAAAGTTCTCCAATTCAATATCTCGGTTAGATAAAGCGGGCTCTTGCGAGCCCGCTCTTTAAGCTATTTAGTTGTAATTAGTTGGTTTCTGCAATGATTACAGATTGGTCAGTGATTAGGCCAAGTCCGAAGATTGAGTACCAAGCAAGTGCGTGCTCACGACCGAAGTCTAGAATACCGCCATCGCGGAGTTCTACTGGAAGTGAGATTGCGTGACCGAATGCGTTATCTCCAATGAAGATAGCTGAGTAGCGATCAGATCCACCGTTACCTGTGTAGGTAGCAGGGGTTGTGTAACCTCCACCAGCAGTAACAACAGGTGAAGCAACTGCTGTATCTGTTGTGTATGATGCACCGGCTCCGCCAGCAACCTTTAGAACTTGTGTTGTTTCGATGAATACTGTGTCGTATAGACGACCAATTTCACCTAGCATGAAGTTTCCTGGTGCTGCGTACTTTGTGACTTCAATGAATTCTGGATTGTCACGAAGTTTACGAGATTGGTGTGGGTGAACGAAGCAGACGTAAGTCTCGCCCAACCTTGGGATGTTCTTGGTTGCTAGTGTTTCCACAGCATCCTTAACAGTGTGTGGTGTCAAGTAGTATGCACCAGTCATTGAAGCACGAGTTGTGCCCTTTGAACCGTCTGCGTACCAGTTGTTAACAGCTGTTAGGTTTGAGCGATCTTCACCGTAGATGGTTGAAGTAGCTGCGTATAGTGTGTCGCGTGAAAGCTGATCTAGGTAGATAGCCATGTTACGACCAAGAAGACGTGAGGCTGAAGCCATTACGTCATCGAATGATGCGTTAAGTAGAAGTTCTGATACTGCAAGAGCATATCCATGCTCAGCTACAGTAATTGAGAACTGTTGCGCTGTAAGCGCGTTGGTCTGCATACGTACGCCTTCAACCAATGGGGCTGCGAAGCCGAGGTTGTTGTAACGCATGAAGTTAATTTGAAGACCAGGAGCAACTCCTAGTTCGGTCTTCTTTACTGCAAACTGCTCAAAGCGAAGAATTGGCATGGCCTGGAATAGAATTTCCTTTGACCAGATCGTTTGAATCGCTTGAGTTAGCTGTGTGTTTGTACCTGAGTACGCTGTAGGTGCTGCGGCAATATTGCCGGTTCCTGTGATACCTGATGCCATTTAGCTATGACTCCTTAATTATTTGGGGTTTATGTGTTTTGTTTAACCCAGTAGTCCGCGGGTCTTCCCACGAGCAGAATCGCTCATGAGTCGGTCGCGTACTTTGGCGTAATCGTTTACCGACATTGACGCAATATCTTGCGCCGTGAACTGACGTGATTCCGAATATGTGTCCAACGGTCCAGATGCAGGTAAGGTTGCCCTTGTTCCTGTCATCTCTTTGCGAGCATTCTGTGTTGCAGATAATGCATCTTGCATAATGCTTGCAGATTGTTCCTTAAGCGCTTCCACACTTGCTTGGATTTCTTCAGGAGAATCTCCTTGAATGTAACCAATAAGTTGCGGAATTATATTCTCGCGCTCTTGTTCAATAACCTGACGACGAAACTCGTTCAAGCTTGCAAACTGACGTTCGCGCTCCAATAGAGCGAAGGCCGTTTCACGTTCTTGACGCTCACGAGCCAACTGCTCACGCAACTCATCCGCGGTAAGCTTTGCAAATGCCTTGGCGTCCAAGTCATTTTCAAGCTGTTCACGGTCTTTAGCTGCTTTAGCGGCTTCTTGCTCTGCTGCTTCGGCGGCTTTACGAGCTGCTTTTTCTTCCTTATCTTTCTTAAGAGAATTAACTTCATCCTTTAATCTTTCAATCTCTGGATAGAGTTTGTCTTTCTCTTGAGACCGAACCTTTGCTAAGTCTTCATCAGTATAAAACTTAGGAGTCTTAACTTCAGGTTCTTCAGTAGTAACAGTAGGCGCGTCAACGCCCGACACATTTACGACTGGAGCGGTTCCAGCTTCTGCTTCAAAAGCAGTAGCCATGTTGTTTGCATCTGACATGAGTATGTCCTTATCCTAGGGGTCGTTTTCCAAATGAGATTAATCTCGTAGCACATATGACCGAACGTATTTAGTACTGTCTTTATTTTGACAATTTAATACGAAAATGTCTGCTTAAATAGCATTATTTCTCGTATTCTTGCGGAACCCTTCTCTGTGGGAGTTTTGTTCCGTAAGCTTCGGTTACCAGTCTGTTGCGGATAGATTGATCGCCTATCTGCGCGTCAATTGTGGCGTCATCCATAATTGATGGTTCTGTTTGTGTTGGGACCATAGGCTGGGCTGGGTTCTTTGAAGAGGCAGATGATCCGCCCCCAGGAGCCCCGCCAGGGCCTACTGGCTCAGGCATTTGACCAGTAAGAGTTAAAATGTCTTGTTCAATTTGAGTTTGAATAAGTTTAAGCGCGCCGTCAGCAACAGCCTCATCTTGAAGCTCCCGACGTATTTCAGTCAGCTTCTCAATTGGGAACTCTTCTCCAAGGATGCGCAAAGCGCCTTCCTTAGACTCAAGTCCAAGAGAAAGCATAGATTGGACTTCGTTAATAGCAATAAGCTTGTCAAGAGGTAGTGGTTGTGGGAAATGAACATAAGACCTATATGTAATAGGGTCATTAAAATCAAGTTGCGCTAGCTGGCCTTCTTTTAATGGAACCGTGCTGGTATTAGGGTCCCAAGTAAAAGTCTCTGGTTCTTTAAGGGCAAGGTTAAGAAGAATAAGCTCATTGACGCGCTCTAGCCCGTGTGCATATTGAATAATCTTTTGGTGGTACCGGTTCATCAAAGGTTGGAACATAATTGAAAGGGCAACACCTGAGGTATTAGAAATAGGCATTGCTTGGCCTAAAGCAGTCTCTGGAATACCAATCATTTCATGCATTGACTTTTTCATCATTGCAAGGAATTCCATAGCGCCTTTTAGTCCTTGGGCGCCGCCTTCAAGATTCTCAACCCTGGCGTCTTTAGGAAGCCCGCCCCATACTTTGTTTGCTCCCTTTTCAAGTTGGGATGCTTTTGCTCCAATAATAACTGTAACTGGTGCAGCATGGTAATTAACAATGTCGGCAATATCAGTAGCAGTTTCGTTGTAAGAACGATTAATGTTGATAATATCAAAGCAATCAGCAAGACCCCAAGGGCTACCACTAATGCGAACATTTGGGATATGAATAACAGGAATAGTGCCAAGCGGGTTAGGGCGAGAGTCAATGAGTTCGTCGTTGATATATTCTTCAATAACGTCATCTGTCAGGATTTCTGTATACGTGAAGACTTGACGCGTGCCTTCAAGCGAAGTGCCCCAGAAACGATACTTGAGCTTAAAACGAACAAGGCGCTCGCGGTCATGAGGATGAAACTCTGGAAAACAGAAAGATGAGTTAAGGGGTAGTATGCGAACGCGGCCAGGATGCTGACGGCCGCTAGGGTCTTGATAGCCTTCTTCATATGCCACCTTAATAAATACATCTCCAGAAACGGCACCTTGTTGCCCCATTTCCCAAAGAACAGTAGCTTTATTATTATCTACTTCCCAAACTCTTTCAAGTAGATCAGGGACAATGGCTTCTGTTTCTTTTACGCTACGAAAGTTAACCCCTTTACCAAAGGTAAAGTTAGTAATAAAGTCTGTAAAGGCGCGATAATAATTAAGCACCATCTGAGTTTCGCCAGTGTTACGGCGGTAAGAATAATGATGGCCTAGATACATAGCCCAGTTAAGGCTATAACGGTTTAGGCGAGGGCCGTGAACTTCAAACTCTTCATCCGCTAATTCTACAAGACCTAAGGGAGAAATAGAGATTGTTAAGTCAGACGAGGCTGCGCGATAACTCGGGGGCGAGAAATCAATACCGCTCACCAATCACCTCTTTCGCTTTAATAACAAGCATATACTAACACTAATTACTACTTAAGTACAACATCGAAAAGCTATCTAGCGATAGGTTTAGTTACCGGCTTGGTAACCTTTTTCTTTTCTAATGATTCTTTCTTATCTAATTCTTCTTGTTTGTAGTCTCTAAATCTAGGATCAATGTCTTTTTTAGAAGGTACAAACTTTCCGCCTAATTGCAAGTAACGGGTGTGAATCCAATGGCCTCGCGCAGGGGAGTTTTTAGAAAAACGAGTTAAAGCCTGTGTTGTAATCATGTTCCAAAGTTTAGGATTAGCAGGTTCTTGTTTAGGACCCTGCTTAACTTCCCTACCTTTAATAAGTGCCATTAATAGTCCTTTGGGAAAAGCCCCGCCTATCTTTAGAGATGGCGGGGAACTAGTTTCCTAATTAGTCAGTTACGACTGCTGGGTTGCCAGCCTTTTGTAAACCACCGCTGCGGAATACTTCCTCAATGCGGTTGTCACCGTGGTCTGCAAAACCACCAGCTGCGAACTCAGTAAGATGGTCTGTAGCTTCTACCCATGCAGCAGAACCAACGTGAGCGCGCTCACGCATTGTCTCTTCTGGTAGCTTCTCAAACACATTCTGATTACGATTTGGACGGCCAGGTGCAGGGGCATATCCTTGCATTGCGCCTAGTGTGAACTCCTGTGGGACATCTGTATCTGTTGCAATACCTTCTTCAAAACGAAGAGGTCCGCGTTGGCCAGGTGTAGCTGGTGACGCTTTGCGATCGTAGACAGTGCCTGGGCGTTCTGGGAACTTTGGGTCTGGTGCTATTGTCATTTATAACTCCTAAAGTGTGAAGTACTTCAAGTAAAGTCTGACCTGTATTTAGTTAAATTTCAGGCTAAACGCTAATTGAAGAATGGGGAACTTGTTACCTCGACTGAAGGCATTGTTTGGTCTAGGGTTAAAGAGCAAGCTATAGCCAAAGAGTCGGCGTAATCGTCGTGGGCGTGGGCCTCGTCAGGGGCTGCGGCAAGAAAGTTAGGACCCGTAAACTTTGTTTCAAGGTCGGTCATCTGCTGATAAAAACGTCGCCAAGAGCTTAAACGGCGCGTTCTTGAATTAGCAGGCCACCCAATCATTCGGCGGTCAATCAAGGCTTTAAGGTGTTTCCAACGCTTAGATTGTTCTTGTTGGCTAGATGTCATAGATACTACTTCAGCTCTAGGTAGTAGTAACTTTAACCGCTGGGCTACTGCATCACCCACGCCATTAGCGTCTACCCCGACATACATGACATCATAATTAGATAAGAAGTTAACAATTTGAAAATATTGATCTTCCCAGTCGTCACCTTGTAACTCAAGCCAATTCAATACGCGGTGGTCAAAATAACCAAACTCATCTGGGCGATCCCAGTCTACCCACACCACAGTTACTACTGTAGAATCTAATTTACGAGCTGGGTCAATGCCTACTACTACAGGGGTGCGGTGCCAAGCTCTAGTTACTTCAGCAGAAGTATCACCGAGTTCATCCATAATAGATGAGGTAATAAACATACCGCGTTCAAGAAGCCACTTGCAGTTGTACGACATTTGAAACTCATCAGATTCTTCACCAATGCGAAGCATTTCTTTTTTGATGTACTTACCGTAGTTGGCATTTACTTTAGACACTTCACGCCAATCCCACTCAAAATGGTTTTGACGTTTTCCGCGAGTAGTTTGGCGGCGTTTATTTAATTGAATAGACCTATAGAAGTTGTTCTTACTTGTTGTAGGGGTTCCAGTTTTAACCATAGTACCTGAGTAGTACGCCAACATAGGAGAAATAGATTTAGATACTACAAAGTCATCAGCCTCTTGACACTCATCAATAACGATGAGATGGAAAGACTCCGATTCAATCTTTGCACGTGGGTTAGCAGTCATCATAGTTAAGCTACTACCTGAGGTCTTTAATATAATCTTACGTTTTACGCCGCTAACTCGCCCTAAGCTATCATCAATTTCAGGGTCACCTAGAATCTCTGTAGCGCGCTCAGAGGTGAGGCGATTTACTGTTCTACCGAATAAAGTTTCAACCTGGCCCTCTACTGGCGCGAACATACCAATCATAATGCCATTCTTAAACTTACCAAGAAGGTCTGGGTACATCTTTGCAAGGCGCGGCAACAGAACCATAAGCGTGGCTACTGTGTTAGCAATTGTTTCTGATTTACCAGACTGGCGTGCGGCAAGAGCAGTCACCTCTTCACCGTCGTTAATTAATACCGATTCAATAATACGACGTGCAAGAGGCATCTGATAGGGGTGCAGGCTATGGCCTACAAGGGCATCCATAAACTGAATGCAACGATCAATTAACTTATTAACAAACTCTTTAGAGAGCTCATCAAGCTCAATCTCTTCATCTTCGGGCGCGGGTACCCCATCTGTATCAGGGTTAAATTCTTCATCTTCATCATCTAGTAAATGTTCCATATAAACCCTAGTTTAGAAGTAAACAGAAAGCCTGGGTAGTTAAACCCAGACTTGTCTGATGCCACCTACGGGGAGAGGAAAGAGAGGCAAGCGTAGTCTAACACTAATTCATACGTTTATACAACTCTTCAACCACAGCATGAAGGGCCTCAGAACCTTGGCGCGCCTCTTCTAAATAGAATTTATCACGGCTTCGTTGGTAACCAGACATGCACTTTCCTATTTCAAATAATGACTGGTCTATCCACATTTCTAATTCGCCTGTAGGTATTTTAGCTACCCGTTTAGCGACCTTTTCAGAAAAAGGCTTATCCCATGTTTTCTTATTATTTTTTAAAAAACTCATCGTAATCTCCATCCTCTGGTCTCCAAGCCGTTCTTCCCTTCATAGCTTTAAATATAAGGTCATCAATAGACTCTGCGTCATCCCAATGAATATTGGGGGTGTGGTAAAACAATCCAATGAAAAACCCAGGTTTGGTAAAAGGTACCCTAAAAACCAAGCATTTACCAAGGCGGTATGCGCCCTCTGTTTCTTGAGTGGTGCCTATTTCAATAATAGGTAAGAACCTAGTGTGGTAGTACTGAAGTGTTCCGACGTATAGTGGTCCAAGTGTTTTCATAAGTAATCTTTAAATATCTCCTCTGCCGTAAAGCTTTGTAAGTTTAACGCTTTAAACGCTGACTCTTTACCCTTTTGGATCTTACTAGCCGTTTGAGCCGAATCAGCTATCTGAGCTTTAACACCAGAGGATAAAGCATCCATGTCAGCAGGTCCCATATCTGGCCATGTGTCTAAACCTTCAGTTCTAAGAAACGCACCTGTAGAGCCGCTATCGCGTAGCCCAACCCACATATGAACTGGCACATCGTTATATTGCCACCAAGTGTTATCTCTAAAAACAACAACAAGGGTTCGAGTGTTTGGGTTATACCCAACAGTTAAAGCGCGAGGTCGCTTAGGGTTTTTAGTAGGAGCTACTACAAGTTCACTGCCAACAGATTCTAGTTCTACCTCATTGGCATCTGTTATATCTTTTGGAATAGTTACATCCCAGTCATCGGCTGTAGCTTCGTTGCGCTTTGTTCGGCTTGCTACCTGCCTACCAAACATAACTTCATCGTATGTTGGGGCACTTGGATTATTAGAAGTGTTAGGGGTAGCGTTAATCTCATCCCACGAAGGTAGTTTAGGAGTCGGTGCCATCATTCCTCACATATATGAAACTCGGTCTCTGTCTCTATTACACGAGCAGAGCATACCGAACATCTTAAATAACGTAAAGGTTTGTAATCATTTTGCGCAGTAGCGCCTGGTAAGAACTCAGAACCATCTTCCGCATAGGCTTCTGGATACTCATAAATAATAGTAGGTTCAGATAAAGAGTTACCTAAAGTTAATTCTGGTGGGAATGGGCCTCTAGGGATTGTTATTTTATCTGGAACTGGGTGTACCTGTATTGCTTGTTTATTAATTATTCGCATCTGAAGGCGCCGCCTTCTTTTTAGCCCTAGTGACTGGGGCTTCATCTTGAGGGGCTGCCTCTTCAACGGTTGTTTCAACAATTAATGGAAAATGGCCTGCCGCAGCGCGCGCCTGTAGCCATACAGGAAGGCAATCTAAACAATAGTTAATAGGATTTAATCCTGGGTCTGCGCAAGTGTACGCGGCTACTGTAGAGCAGTTATCGCATTTAATCATTTAATCCTCCTAAAGCATTTAGTATATATGAAAAAAGGGGCCAAGTCATACTTGGCCCCTTACTTAAATCTTTACTTAGAAGCTCCAAGACCAAAAGAAGAATCCTTTGGGTTGAGCGCACGTAGCAATGGACCTGCGATAGCGCCTAGTGCTGCTAAGCCGATTGACTTAGTATCTGTGTGGCCTGCCATATACATACCCAAAGCTGCTGATACAGCGGTACGGGCATATGATGCCAAGGCTGCTTGTATTTGCTTATTCATATATCTCTCCTTATTGCGGTGTTTCCGCGCGAGAGCTACTTTAGCACATTATTCTGCGTCGTCAACATGCTGTTCAAACCGACCCTCAAGCCTAGCAACGCGATCAAAGATAACTATTTGATTTGCTCTTAGGTCTTGAACAATGGGTAGGATTTGAAGCTTAACCACGTCTAGGAGGGAGCTTCCTCCGTTATGGCGCAGTTCATTGATAGGCTCTTCCATAACGGCTCTATTGGCCTCCACAGCCTGTTTAACAGCTGTTCTAAAGAGCTTCCAAACAACACCACCTACTACTACTGTTACAGCGGTATATGAGGCGATTATTGTTGCAATATCGGTGGGTGACATTACTATCCTATTCCATGTATAGTGTGGGTTATAGAATAGTTTTCCGTATTAATTACACAAAATGTAACGTTTTGTATAAGTTTACAGATAAATTAATAAATAAACAGGTAAACATAGGCCGTTCAACTTGACATGGGCCGTAACTCTTTGGTTTGCTAGTACATGACAGGGCGCCCATAAGGCGCCTTTGCCAACTGAAAAGGAGCAGCGATGCTTAATATCAGATTCAACTTCAGTATTGACTTAAGGAAAGTAGGAGTTATATGGCTAACGACGGTTCTTATGTTCTCCCACTTGCTGTTACCTCCGACTGCGGATGCGCTAACTGCGCCTGTGGAAAAGACAGTAACAGTCAATCTGACATATCTAACGGTGACAACAACCAAGTCACAGGCTAAAGCAGCATTGGCTAGCCCCGCATCAAAGTACTTTGATGTAGAGGCAAGAGCCTTTTTGACTGTTTACACAAACAACTGGACAATGAGCGAATGGAAATGCCTTCGTAGTATGTGGACACATGAGAGCCACTTTAACCCTAAAGCGCTGAATATGCACTCGGGTGCTTACGGAGTAGCACAGTTTCTCCCATCAACATGGGGAAACTATAACGTTACGAAGACCGCTAATGCTCGGCTTCAAATTAAATACGGGCTACGTTATATAGAAAAACGATACGGAACTGCAGCCGATCCACAAGGCGCGTGTAACGCGTGGAGATTTTGGCAAACGCATAGTTGGTACTAAGCAAAAAAGCCCCCGAGTAATCGGGGGCTTTTTTTAGTTACTTAGGCTATTAGGCCCAAGAGGTCATTGTGATTGTTGCTGTGAGTGCTACTGAAGCCGTACCCGCTGCAGTTGATTGTGACTTGACTGTGCCTGAAGCGCCTGTGAGTGCTGTTCCAGGTGTGATAGCTCCTGAATCGGCAACTGTCCAACCGCTACCTGCGATAACAAGGGTAGTTCCTGAACCGCCAGTTACAAGCCAAGTACCAACAAGTGCTGTTGGGATACCTGTACCAGATGCGATAGTTACCTTAGTACCAACTGCCCATGTACCAGTTCCGCCTGCGACTGTAACAGTTGCTGCAGTTGTGGTTGTTACATTGATACGTGTTGGCTGTGTAGCTGTGTTTGTAGCACCAGTTGTATTGGTGATATTAGCTGTAGCGTAACCAGCATCCTTAAGAGCATCAAGACCAAGAGCGGTTGTGAGGCCAAGGATTGAAGGTACGTTGATGTAAGCAACTGCGCTTACATATGAGCCGTCAGCTGCTGTAAGGGCATCTGTGCGCTCTACAATACCGTTATTGATATTGATAAGTGAGCCTGTTGTTGAGGCTGTTACTGTGAAGGAATCACGAGTAGCTTTAGCAACTGTAGCCGAAGATGAGTTGAAATCGCTGCAACCTGTAATCTTTACAGTCTCTCCACCAAGGAAGAAGTTTTGGCATTGGTAAGTAACGGTGGTTCCATCGCCGTCAACTTGGGTAATTTGGAACTTACCTGTAGCTGCGGTAAATGATGGATAGCCAGCCCAGCCTGTCTCTACAGTCTCATGACGGTTGCTATAAACGGTCTTGTTAGCGATAACGTTTGAGCCTGAGTATGCTGAAGTTCCAGCAAAATCAAGGCGAGCACCTGTTACTTGAGTTGTTGCTGACCAACCGTAGTCGGCGCCAACACCTGGAAGGGTATTGATAGCAACTTTAGCAGAACCAGTTTGACTTGTATCTGAAGTTGAACCAGCGTTAGTTACTGTAAATTGTGTAGCTGATGCTGTAGCAATTGTTGCAGCTGTAAGGTTACCTGCAGCTGTTGTAAGACCTGTAATAGTTACAATGTCTCCTGGAATGAAAGAATTTGCTGCTGTGTAGGTGATAGTTGTTCCGTTACCAGACGCGGCTGTTACTACAGCGGTCTTGTAGGAAACAGCGCTTGAACCTGTGCCTCCACCAATGTTGGCGGCTGCAGTTTCTGTGCGTTGGTCGTTTGGTTGAATAGGGAGTGTCTGTCCCCATACAAAGTCAACTACCATGTTACCTGCGGAATCGACAGCGTGGCCGTCGTTATTTGTGGTGCCTGGTTGAGCTGCAATGGTTACTGAGTATGCCCCAGTACCTTGGGCAGACCCTTGGGCCGCCGGTGAGCCGTAACTTGACATTATTTATTTCCAATCTATAGATGGTTTACGTCCTATGCGCGAAAGGACAATATAAGTATCCAATAGGAAATAAGACCTGTCAGGGCTTACAAAGACCCGCTTAGCCGATTATTCGGTTGGCGCCTCTGCTGCTAAACGAGCATCTTGCATTTCTTGATTTTCATTAGAAATACCAATGCTGTAAAGATAGTCAAGAGTAGGATCTGTAAAGGCCTTTGTTTTAGCGTCATAGGTAGACCAACGAGTTACCTTTGAGCCGTGATCGCATAAGCACACGACTGTATCGCAACCTTGTTCTTCTTTGATTCTGTCTAGCAAGTCAGTGCCGTGGGCAGACTCATCAAATACAAAGATGTGCTCTACTACACCATTCTTAATAAATGCGTGTTCGCATTCGTTTAGATGTTCCATTATTTCTCCTTTTTCATTTTATAATTTATGACCAATACGTAACTCTTGCATAGCCTGAACCGCCAGTGCCGCCTGTAAATCCACCAGCACCATTACCAGCACCTGCTCCACCACCGCCGCCGCCAGTATTTGCAGTTCCATTAGAACCATTATTGGATTGGTAACCACCATTACCACCACCACTTGAGCCAACGCCAAATTGCATATAATTTAAGCATCCACCACCACCACCGCCACCAAAACCGTCTATTCCAGCACCGCCGTTACCACTAGCATCGCTAGCATTAGCGCTGCTATATACCCCAATCCCGCCAGCACCACCAAAATACCCACGTCCGCCAGAAACCCAAGTCCGAGACTTAGTTGTTCCATCAATTGTAGGAAAAACATTTGAACCAGATTGACCTGCTCCACCGCCTCCGCCTGCACCGCTTGAATTACTAGCACCAATCCAGCATGCCCCTCCACCACCACAACCACCAGCCAAACCAAATCCTGAAACCGCGTTTCCGCCATCAGCGCCAGCACCGCCCCCAGTATTTGCACCACCAGCAAGAGAACCAAAAGAAGTATTTCCGCCATTACTTCCTCCGCCGCCACCACTGCCAATAGTTACTGTGTAAGTAGTGCTAGGGGTTACTGTAAGAGTTTTTTTAATAACAGCACCTCCACCGCCGCCTCCGCCGCCAGCAAGTTCACTTGAATATGTATTACCTCCACCACCACCGCCACCAACCAAAAATACTTCTACGGTTGTGCAGTTGGCAGGAACAGTAAATGTGCCAGTTGCTGTAAATTCTTGAACTTTTTGAGATAACGCAGAAGCAAGTGAGGAATAACTGATAGCCATTAGTTGACTCTCCATCCGTAGGCCGCGCCTACATAGATTAGTGTGACTCCAGCATATGCCTTGTCAATTGTTAAAGATGTTGCTTGGCCGTTTATATTAAGGCCATTATTTGCAACTGTAATGTTATTGGTTGCCGCGCTTCCTGTTGCATCAAAGATGTGAATTTCGGCCCCAATAGATGCCGAAGAAGGAAGAGTCAATGTACGAGCAGCGGTAGTGTCAACCATGTAGTTGTTTCCAGCCGCAATTGATATGTTGCTGCTTACAGCAGTAGAGGTGAATAAACCACCTACTCTATCTCTCGTCTTTGTCATCTACTCTCCTTATGACCAATAAGTAACGCGACAGTAGCCTGAGCCACCTGCACCACCAGTTTGATAGCCTGCAGAGAACAACCCGCCACCACCGCCACCGCCTGTATTTGCTGTTCCAGCAGTTGGAGTAAGTGTAAGACCCAAGTTGCCACCACGTCCTCCGCCAAATTGAGCAGGTCCACTTTGATACCCACCGCCTCCACCGCCACCAATTCCATCTATTCCAGGACCACCAGCAAAACCACCGTATGGTGCAGGGCCGCCAATGCCACCACCACCACTTGAAGTGCCGCTTATATAATTTCCAGAGCCACCTTGTGAACCAGTGCCGCCTACTGAACCAGCAGCACCACCGCCACCGCCCGTACCGCTACCACCGCCACCGCAACCGCCATTTGCACCAACAGTTGTTGCATTAGAAGCAGCAGCACCATAACCACCACCTATTGCAGTGGCTAATGCACCAAATGTTGAATCACCGCCATTACCAGCAGTAGTGTTAAGAGCGCCAGCGGTTCCACCATTGCCAATAGTTACTGTGTATGAAGTGCCAGCAACAACAGTAAGGGTTTTTCTAACTAATCCACCAGCACCGCCTCCACCTGCTGCACCAGAAGTAGAGCCAGCGTTGTTGTATCCACCCCCACCGCCTCCGCCTGCAATCATAAATAAATCTACAGTTGTTACATTAGATGGTGTAACAAATGTACCAGTTGCTGTAAATTCTTGAACTTTTTGGGTTACAGCCCCAAGAGAAGATAATGTAACTGTCATTTAAGAAACCTTCCATCCATAAGTAGAACCTGTATAAACTAATGTTACAGCGCCGTAGGCTACGTTCATGACAAGGGTTTGATTAGAACCATGAATGAATAGAGTAGCACCTGGAGTTACTGTAATGTTGTTAGTTGCCGCAGAACCTGAGGCATCAAAGATACGAATTTCATCACCTTGCGCGGGAGATGCTGGAAGAGTAAGCGTCCAAGCAGATGATGTTGTTACGAAGTACTGGTAACGAGATACAAGAGTTGTGTTTGCGGCAATCGCTGCAGATGTCCAAGGTACTACTGAACTCCAAGTGGCCGTAGTTCCATTAGATACAAGCGCTAGACCCACAGTACCTATACCTAGACGAGAGACAGTTGAGGCGCCAGTTCCTAGAATTAAATCTCCAGCAGTTGTTACCGTAGATAGTGGAACAGCGTTAGCCACAGCAAATGAATTATGTGACATTACTACAGCAACATCGCCTGCTTGTAGAGCTACCAAAGAGGTTACAGTAGAGCCGTCTGTAGCAGTGTAGTCAGTACCTCGGATTAACAAAATACCATTAATAAATACTTGTTCCGCGCCTGCTGTATAAGATAAAGAGGTTGTAAAGTCATCAGTTCCAGATAAAGAAGTCTCTCCACCTGCAGCCACTTTGCGCCAAGTATTAACAGAGGCAGAGCCAATAGCTACGCCCTGTGCGCCTTGGGCGCCAGCTGGCCCCTGTACGCCCTGCGCGCCCGCTAAAACAGGCAGCCAAGAAGAACTACCGGTGTCGTAGTACTTTAGCTGTGACATGATTACTCCTTAAAGTTATTTTGTTACTGCTTCTGGTGCTATAAACTTTTTTCCATCCCAAGTGTCACCAACTCCTGCGTACTTGCCGCCAAAGTTTGCGTTATAGGAAGTTTGCACCCAAGTTCCACCTAAGCCAATTTCATTGGCAAGGTAATTTTGTCCATCTTTTTCAAATTCGTCAGGTACTACAAGAACACGAAGTACTTTGTTGCTTGAATCAATCTCTGCGAAGTGTGCCATTTTTTCTCCTTATACCCACCATGAAATTAGACAATAACCTGAACCGCCGTTGCCGCCTGAATATGCTGATGCACCAGAACTTCCCGCTCCGCTGCCGCCAGCTCCTGAATTTGCGGAAACATTTAGACCAGAACCGCTACTGCCACTAACACCGCCGTTACCACCTGCACCAAAACCATAAAGCCCAGCGCCACCAGAACCACCGTTGTAGTTAATACCAACAGGTGCTCCACCAGCACCTCCAGCACCGCCTCCGCCACCGCCACTAACTCCACCGCCACCAGAACCGCCATTTGTTCCAGCCAACCCTCCAGTGTTACTATAGATCCCGTTGCCACCAACATTTCCACCACCAAAAGCATTTGTTCCCGCACCGCCAGCCGTACCTGTTGATGCACCAGTACCGCTACCACCGCCACCATAACCAGCAGTCAGCAAAGAGCCAAAAGATGAAGCAGTTCCAACTCCTCCAGTTGCGCTACCAGTTCCACCAGAACCGCCGCCACCAATCACAACGGAATAACCAGTTCCAGCAGTAACAGTCAAGTATTTTTTGACTACTTGACCACCGCCGCCGCCGCCGCCTGAATTAGACGCACCACTAGAACTGCCACCGCCTCCTCCGCCAGCAACTAGCAGACATTCAATGGTTGCCACGCCAGTTGGAGCAGTCCAGCTTGTAGTGCCTGAAGTGAACTCTTGAAAGTATTGCGACTTTGCTCCGCTTGGAGCAGGAAATGTATTAATACCCATTTATGCTATCTCCACCCCGCTAATGTGAAAGTTAATTGTTGTTGCTGAAGCGCCACCAGTGATTGTTTTTGGTGTTGCACTGGCAGGAATTACTTGCTTACAGTCAATGTAGACCGTTGTATTTGCGGCGATTGCTGTAGTGGTGTGTAGAGCAACACCATCAATAGCCAAAGTAAAAGTACCAGCACTACCCGCTGTATTAGTGACGGCAATGTTAGTTACTACTGTAGTTGTAGTGGTATTAGGCACTGTATACAGAGTAGTTGTTGTTGTTAAAGACGCAGCTGCTCGCGCCAAAACCTTGGTTGTTGTAGCCATTAATTACTACCCTTTCCTAGAGCCAAGCGC